TACGACACCGAGGGAACTTCAACAACGTATAACATATTAGGTGCGGATAAATTACTAATACTTTCACACGAATCTAAAATACCAAGTAAGGGTAAAATAATTTTAGATAGTACTACTATGAGAGGTATGGACCAAAAATTTTTGGTTGAGAAGGTTTTACCAAATACAGACCCTGTAGTTAGAGGTGAAGAACTTATGAAGTTTTTAAACTTAGTTGTTAAATTTTTAGTGGCTCACGTTCACCCATTTCCAGGTGTACCTCCAGTACCTGTGGCTACTGATGGTACTCAAGCAATTAAAATTCTTACCGAGATGCAAAACGCATCTAACACTATTCTTAATCAGAATATCAGAATTAACTAATTCTTTGATATTTATTAGTAAAAAGAATAAATGTCAACTCACAGGTCATATTTTAGCAAAAACAATACGATTATTAGTGATTCACTATCTAATACGGGTAGAAATCCTATAACTGATTTATATTTTGGGTCTGCGGTGGATACTATCGCCCCAAATGGATATACTAGATTTATATTTGATTTAGATTTATCACAACTATTTGAAAAAATCTTAAACGGAACAATTACTACTGAATGTGTTAATAATATGACACATACTTTAACTATGACTAACACAATTCGTTTTGACGAAGATTTGTTAAATAGTTATAATTCAGACCAAAGAAGAAGAGCAAGTTCTTTTGATTTACTTCTATTTAGAATTCCTGAGACTTGTTCACCTACAACAGGTACTACAACAACAACTACACAATCTTGTAATCCGTTACCACAAACTTGGGATGAGGGTGTTGGTTATGACTATAATAACACTAGAAAAGCCGTTAATACAAGTATTGGAACATCAGTTAGTAGTGCTCCATTAATTGATAATGAATATTCGACAAGACCGTCTAATTGGTTCCAAACCGATAATTTAAATTTATGGTCTGAACCTGGTATGTACTCAAATACTAATACGTCACCTTTTGTTAATTATAATGATTTACATATTGTAGATATCCAACATTTTGATAAAGGAAATGAAGACATTAATTTTGATATGACTTCAGAAATTAATGGAATTATTGATGGTACAATTACAGGTGTTACAGGATGGGGCATTGCGTATAGACCTGATTTTGAATTAATTACAGGATTAACCTCTAACTATAGTGTGTCTTTCTTTACAAGACATACTCAAACTTTCTACGAACCTTATTTGTTAACAACATATGATGATTTGGTACAAGATGATAGAAATCTATTTGTAGAAAAAACCCCAAATAAACTTTATCTATTTGCGTATGTTGATGGGGATTTAGTTAATTTAGATTCTAATCCATCGGTTTCAATCTTAGACCCTAATGGTGACCCTATTCCGTCATTGACTAATCTACCTACCTGCCCAAGAACAAAAGGTGTGTACGAAGTTGTAATACCTCCTATGAGTGGTTATAACACTCCTTGTCAATTCACAGATGTATGGTCTAATGTAGTTTATAATGGTATAGCATTACCTAACGTAGAAAACGAATTTACTCTACAGACATATAAAAATAGAATGATAATAGGTCCACAATCTAAAGAACCTGAAGTATTTGGGTTTGATTTCTATGGTATTAAACAAGATGAAAAAATATTAAATACCGAATCAAGAAAAGTTGGTGTGTCAATTAAGAAAGCATACACAACAAAACACTTACTTCAAAATGTAGATGCTTATTATCGAGTTTATGTAAGAGAAGGAAATACAGAAGTCCAAGTTCAAGATTGGACTAAAATTAATAGAACACCTAACGAGTATTATTTTATTTTTGATACCGTAGATAAAATACCTAATGAATATTACATAGATATTAAGGTTAATACTAGTGGAGAAACTGACGTTTATAAAAGAACAATTAAATTTATGATAGTCAACAAAAAATAAACATAAAAAAAGAAATATTTATAAATAAAAATTATGTCAATATCAGCAGGAACTTACGACTATACAGTTTGTACTATATGTAGCAGTGGAGACACTGAAACCGCAGTTACGGTTGAGGTACCTCATCCATCATATACTAATAATAAAGGTGAAACTGTGATACAAACTCAAATGGTAACATTAGGAGGATTAAACGGATTAAATAACTAAAAAATAAAATGCCAAATTATAATATAAATCAATGTTTAACTAATACTCAGTATGTTGTTTCTGCAAGTACATTAACTCTTGGAGAAACTATAGGGTTTTTTATTGGGGAAGATAGATTATGTGGTACTGTTGGGGAAGTAACGTCTAACCCTATAACTCCCCTTTCATTTTATGACTCTGTATATACAGATTGTTGTGAGTGTTTAAGTGGTATTACAGAGTCTGTAAATTTTAATTTTATAAGATGTAATACATTAGAAGAGATTAATATAGAAGCAACTAACTTTTGTAATGATTATGGTGTTCCTACAACAGGTCTTACTTATGAAATACAATTTGGTTCTGAAACACCATTTTGTGCTACTTTTGAAGGGTTAAGTCCAACGGGTGTAACAAATTATTTTTACGTTTCAGGTCCCTTTTTAGATTGTGAATTATGTCAAACTGAAATACCGACAATATCCGCAGGAACTTACGACTACACTGTTTGTGTGATATGTGACGATGGAAGTACTGAAACCGCAGTTACAGTTGAGGTACCTCACCCATCATATACTAACGGTTATGGTCAAACTGTAATACAAACTCAAATGGTAACATTAGGAGGGTTTAATGGATTAAATAGTTAAAATAAAATACAAAATATTATATGAAAAAAGTTTTTAAATTAAAAGAGTCTGAATTAATAAAGATAATTGAGAAGGTTGTTAAAGAACAAACTGATGAAAGATATATGTTCTTTAGTAACTTAGAACAAATTCAAAGACAAATGGGTTTGTTGTTAGATTTAAACCACGACCAAGTTAGTGAAATTTTAGAAAATGGTCACGATTGGGCTCAAGACCATATTGCCACCGCAAAAGAATCTATTGACCAAGTATTTGATTTCTTAATGAATGAAACTAAGAGTTTCCATAAAATGGGAGATGAATTAGGTACCGCACCAAAAGAAGACCAATTGGTTATGGGTGAAGGTAAGAAAAAAGCAGGTACTAAATTATGTAGTAGAGGTAAATCAGCTGCTAAATCTAAATTTAAAGTTTATCCTTCGGCTTACGCTAACGGATATGCGGTACAAGTCTGTAAAGGAAGTATGCCAGGATTAGATGGTAAAAAACGATGTTCACCACCTTATTGTTAATAAAATAAAAAACCCTCATTACTGAGGGTTTTTTTTATTCTTCAATACTTACAACTTCTAAGTCAAAAATCAATTTTTTACCTGCTAAAGGATGATTCCCATCAATTACCACAGTCTCTTCTTTGATTTCAATAACCTTAACGTTAATTGGACCCATAGGACCCATACCTTGTAACATTTGACCTTCTTGAATATCTTCAGGTACTTGATTTCTTGGTATTTCAATAACCATTTCAGGTCTTGGCTCTCCGTAAGCTTCAGTATGTTCAAGTTCGATTGTTTTAGTTTCTCCTTCGGACATATCAATTAATCCTTTTTCAAAACCAGCAATTAATTGACCTTCCCCTAATTTTACCGTTAAAGGTTCTCTACCTTCAACTAATGATGAATCAAACACTGAACCATCTTCCAATTTACCAGTGTAGTTCACACTAACGGTATCTCCGTTTTTAATTTTTTTCATAATATTTGTTTTATATGATAAAATATAGGAAGAAAATATTTCGATATCAATACCTAAAAACAAAAAAAAACCTTGTCTAATCTAAAAATTCTATATATATTTGTATAATTAATTAACACACAAGAAAATGTTTTTACTAACTAAAAAAAGTAGAATGAGATTTATGGTCAGACTACGTAGATTCTTTAAAAAACTATCGATTAAAATTGATGGTGGTGAATCTAAACTTGACGATATTCAAATTGAATCGATTAATATCGTCAGAAAGATGATGATTAAGACTGATGCTACTTTATTAATTGCCCCAATATCTTCAATATGTTATATTGAGTGGAAACATTATTTTATTAGGTTTGGTGATTCGGCATTAACAATCACTAATGGTAAATTTTCATATTACATATGGTTACCATCAAGGTCTATAGAACAACTAAGGGAAAATTTTTACCGAAATGTTGAGCTACGTAGAAAAAATATGGAAGTTAAATACGATAGGAGAACTTTAGAAAATATGAAATCAATCTCAGACGAGGTTAGAAAATAATTACTTATTCTTAATTACTTCAGTAATAACATCTTTTAAGAGTCTTGAGAAAGACTCTTTTTTTGTTTTATAACTAACCATTTTAGGTTTATTACCCGTACCTGATTTGTTATGTGTTTTTTCTGCTCTTCTTTTTTGTTGACAAGCTGATTTTTTTTGAGAGTCACTCATTTTACCCGCAACTCCCGCGGCTCTACATTTTGGATATCCTTTACTTGATGCGTCAGGTCTACCACAGGGAGGGTGTTTACCATCTTTATCTTTTCTACATATATTAACCCAAGGTCCTTTAGGTTGTTTACTGCCTTTTGGTTTTTTCTTAGTACCAAACCAAACCCCTAAATCTTCAACAACTGTATTTTCGGTAATTTCAACCCACTCACTTACAGTATGTGCATCGTGAACATCTCGTTCATAACTTCCGTTAGAATCTTTTTCCCAAACACCAATAACTGTTTTAATATTATTTTTCAATGTTTTTTGCTTACTTTTTTTATTTATTCTATGTTTTGAATGTTCTTTAAATGGACCCAATTCACTGTCAGACCATTTTTTTAAACCTATTTCTATTGGGGCGGAGTAGGGTCCTGCAGTTACTGTAGAACTAATTTCGTTAATTTTTTTGTTTCTACCAGGGGTTGGATTAATAATATCTCCGTCATCATCATTTTGAATGGAATGATTTTTAGAATACACAGAACTTTTTTTCGCCTTTGACTCAATTTTTTTTATATCCTTTTTAGGTTCGTCCATTGTACCATCATAACTATCTACCGCTAATAAAGGACTAAAATATTTTGAAACAGGTTCATCAAACGGAGTTAGTTGACTTTTATCAAATATTTTTTTACCTAATCGTAATGGTGCGATATATGAACCCCTTCCCGCAGAATCTGAGGTAGCCTCATTTATTGGTTTTTTAAAGTACCAATTTCTAACATCTTCTTCAAGTCTATCTCTATACATTTATAAAAAAAATTTGTATTATTATCTATAAATATTTGATTTATGGAAAACACTCAAGAAAACTTAAAAGAACCTATGGGATTTCTTTTTGACAGTATAGCATATTACAATATTGAAGACTTGGAAAAGTTTGTAACTGATATGACACCTGACCAAGCTCTTTACTGTGTTATACAAGCCTCAAAATCGGCTTACTCTAAAAACATTTTTGAATTAGAGGAATCTGAAGTTTTATCTAAAGCAATTAGAAAATTATCAATACCTAATGTCGTTGAAGATGCACCTGTTGAAGAATAGAATTAAGATTGCGGTTATTGCCCACGATGGTAAAAAGGCTGATATGGTTTCATTTATTATGAAACGATTAGATTTTTTCACCTCTGAAAATGTTGAAGTTATTGCCACAGGTACTACAGGTAAACATTTGATTCACGCAGGACTAAGTAAAGTCCATACTGTTTTAAGTGGTCCTATGGGTGGAGATGCTCAAATTGCATCTATGATTACTGAGGGTAAGATTGATGCCGTAATATTTTTTATAGACCCTTTAGAAGTACACCCACACCAAGTGGACGTTAGTATGTTATTAAGAATTTGTAATGTCCACGACATTCCGTTAGCAACTAATTATAAAACAGGTAAGATGGTTATTGATTGTTTGGAAAGTTTTCCAAAATAAATAATTTTATTTAAAAAAAAAGTTGTATATTTGTATTGTAATTAAACGTAAACAATATGAAAAACTTAGTATTAGTAATCTTATCAGTAATCTTCTTATCTTCTTGCGCTACACAAATCCAACTTGCCGACGGACGAAAAGTTTCTAAAAGAGAACACAAAAAAATGTTGGAGAAAGCTTGGAACGAAAGTTTTGGTAAAATGTCAGACCAAGAAAAAGACTTGATTTATAGTGTTCCTGTTATCGTAGACACTATGACCGTGGTTCCAGATACTATTAAGTAGTTGGTTTTTGGAATATAATGTGTTGACCTGTTTTATACATTTTTCCATTATAACCAGCATCTTTTAATAAAGTGTAAGAACCATCAGTATTAGGAGTTTTACCAAAAAACCCACCATTAATAAATTTGTCAGTTGCAACTTTAACAGAATCGTTGTTAGTTGTATTAACAATAATTGGTTTGATGACTATTGTAGACGTTTCAGTTTTTGGAATAACTTTAAGTTTATCTCCAGCAAACCATTCAGTATTTGTTGGAGTGTGTTTAAAGTATTTTAATACAATGTATGTTCCATCAGACTCTGGTTTTTTATTAATAATACCATTTTCAATATAGAAATTAGTGGTTTTTTCAGGATTTAACATTTCTAATTTTTTAACATTACCTGTTAGTTTTGGTAAATTTTTATTTGAAGGACTGTCAACTTTAGTCGGTTGACCACTATCAACCCCTTTTTTCTTTAAATTACCACAATTATCCAATTCCAATATTTTAATATCACCTGTAACACCTCTACCAATAGCGGGAGTACACTGATGAAATAAAACTGTATTACCTTTACTTATTCTAACTTCAGGTCTATCAGAGTGACAATCTGAAGGGGACAGACACTGTAAACTAATTACAATATCTTTACTTTCATTACCTATTATCGCCTTTGCTTTGGCATCATCCACAACTAATTTTCCACTTGTTCTATCACCACCAATTGGCGGATTTTTCTCTCCGTTATTTAAATTAGCTCTACCAATTGAAACTCCATTTAATTTAACATCAAACAATGCAACATCACAATCGTGGTCCCCTCTACAACTAAATGGTCTACCATCAGTACCTATTGATGGTTGTGAAGATTTATCTTTTTTGTACATAACCTCAACAGTTAGTCCTATAATACATTCCTCAGGTGGTTTAATCGCTAAAATTACTTTAACATATCTTTCTTTATCGTAATCAGGATTATTCTTATTACTTTGACCCTTAACATATTTAGTATTACCTAATATAAGTTCTGATGGTTCAAATATTGGCATTTCACTAATAACATTTTGAGATTTTAAACTTGAAAAATATTGTTTTAAATAATTTTTCATAGTTTCGGCTCTTAATCTTGATAACTCTAAAGGTTTTAAAGATTTTTCTTCTGTAAAATCTTCGGACTTACCTGTTGACGGGTATTTTTCTCTATCATAATTTGTTACTTGAGATTCACTAGCAATAACTTTAACGTAAGTAATTCTACCTTTATTATTTCTTAAAAAATTTGCGGCTCCTTCTAAATCAGACTTTAATTTTTTTTCATCTTTCTTAGAAAACCCTGAATATTTCCCATCATCAAAAAATGATTGTCCTGACATAGTATATTCATTTTTACCAGCAGGAGTTACTTGTTCAACAATATCATATAAAGATAATATTCCTATTCTCTCTTCTTCGGTTATTAATAATTTTCTTCTACAAGACATTCAAATAATATTTATTATATAAATAGTTTAAATTTTTAAAATACTTTTGGCAGATTAAATAATCCGCCGTATATTTGTATTGTGATTGAGGGAAACGATTTAGATACAAATAAATCAATCATAGTTGTTGAGTCGAAAGAAGCTCAATTAGGACGGAGAAGGAACGATTTAGATACAACCCTCCGTCTTTTTTTATACCCAAATAACTATTTGGTCTTCACCAACTCTAAAAGGGTTTTCGTAGGATTCTCGGAATACTGTAACAATTAATAATTTCCACCCAACACCACCTTCATTAATGGCTTTGATTGCAATCGCGATTTCTTTTTCAGGAGATTTAATTACAAAATAATCATTATTTTTAATGTCACCTATAGCGATTAATTCGGCAATTTTTTTACGACCAAGTTCAATAATATATTTAATTTCGGCGTTAGATATTTCTTTAGTATTATAATCTTCTATATCAGTTCTAGTTCTTCTATCATATGCGTGCGGACTTCTATCAAGTTCAAATGAATAGGTTACCTCAATCTTAGTGATTAAGCTACCTATCTTCTTCTCTAACAATAACTGTTCTCTGATTATTTGACGTAGTCTATTCATATTATATAAATACCTATAAAATAAAAAAAGGGGACTAATAATAGTCCCCTTTTAGATATCATTAAGATATTGATTATCTTAACTCGTTTAAGTCAAATGTTCTAACTCCATCAACTTGGATACGTCCGTAGAAACGGTTGTTAACCATTTTCTTAGCGTAACGTGTCATAATACCTTTGATAGGTGTAAAGTTGAATGGATTGTACATTGTAGGAGTTAATTGTAGAGGTACGTATGGAGCGTAGATGTAACCAGTGTCTAACAATGACGTTCCTTTGTGTCCCATTAACACAGTGTTTGGTGGGAAGTAAGGGTCACGGTAAACTTGGTATCTACCTGCTAATGTACCAACTCTTTCAATACCCATATTGTATTGGTCTTGCTCAGGAGCCGCGTTAGATACGTGGAAGTATTCTAAATCGTCAAAGATTGCACTGATTTCAGAAGAAACAACAATCCAGTTAGCACCACCTCTTAAAGTAGATTTGTGGATTTGAGCTGAGATTTGGTTGATTGCCGTAATCAATGTTTGGTTCCAATCTTTCTGAGTGTAAGCGTTAGTTTGAGGAACTCTCTTCCATCCGTTGTAATCCCAACGTAATGTCCAAGCCGCACCTTTACGTAAGTCACGTAAAATTTCACGGTCGATTTCTGCTGCAACTTGTTCAGATAATAAAGCCGTTAATTCAGCTTCAGCATCGATGTTGTGGAAAGCCGCAACGTCTTGAGCTAACTCAGGAGACCATTGTGCTCTTAATTTTCTTTCAGTTACAGAAACAGTTACTGATTCTAAGTCGAAAGAAACCTCACCAATTTTATCTTCAAATTCAAGTTCTTCATATCTTCTGTATACACCGATGAAAGAGTCACCTGAAGCTGCAGTTTCAATAGTAGTACCTGTGTAACCGTCAAGAGAATCTTGACCACAAGTAGCACATACTGGACACTGTAAATCAACTTCTAAGTAGATACAACCTGTAGCGTCACAGATGTCATAGAATGAACCACCGTTACCTGCTGGGTTACTACCACTTGTTCTTGGGAAGTTAGTTTTAGTGTTTTCACCGTATTGAACGATACCTTTACCATATTGTTGAGTAACAACTCTGAAAGATAAAGAAGTAGCATCTTCTACAGTACAAGTACTAGCAGTACTTACTTCTAAACCTGGACCTGCGATAATGTGTAAGTCAGATAAGAATGCTTCGTTATCCATTTCGTTACCATCAGGACCGATTAATTTACCAGCACCTGCGTTAGCGAAACCACATAATTTCATAATTACTTTTCTAACGTTTTTACCATCGTATTCGTCAACTGCGTTTACTAAGTTACCGTCAGACCAAACTTGTAATGTTGTGTTAGCAGTGATAACTTCAAATCTACCTTTTGAGTAGTCGAATAAACCTGCTGGATTTAATGTAGGTTCAGAACCTTCATAGAATAAATCGTAAAGGTTTTTAGCATATGCACCTGTACCTTGATAACCTGCGTCAGGATTTCCAGGATAGTTTCCAGGAGAACCGATTGGAGCGTAGTGGTCACCAGATGTAGTAGTACCTGTGTTATAACCTTGGATTTTAGGTACGAAGTAGAACAATTTACCGATTGGTAAGTTCATAGCTTGTACTGATACGATGTCATTCGCTAATAATTTAGAGAATACTCTTCTAACGATAGGGAATACAACTGTTTCGAATGAACCAGATGAATCTGTCGCAGAAGCTTCGTTGATTAAGAAAGACGCTTGGTTCTCATATAATTGAGCTACGTTTTCTTTTAAATGACCTTTAAGACCCTCTAAGAATCCTAATTTGTCCCATTTGTTGATTGTGTCTTCTTTAATAACTTTAAGGTGTTTTAAACCAATGTTACCAACAAGACCGCTTTCTAATAATGCACCCATTTTAGTATTTGTTTTTAAATTTTATTTTTATTTTATGATGTTCATTTTTGACATCAAGTCCTTCATTCTTAAGAATTGAGGATTTTCGTAAGTTTTAGACTCAATCAAGTTAGCTGCTGAACCTGAAGATGGAGTTCTTTCCATTTTTTCTTGTAAAGATTCTTTTACAACTGTTGCACTTCCTTGAGTAGATAACTCGTCTTTTATTGTTTTATAAAGAGATTTAGACTCTTTTAAAGATTCAACGGAATCAAATCTTCTTAAAATGTTGATTTTCTCATTTTTAGTTGTTGAATGTTCTGTGAATAATCTTGTAGCGTATGCTAAGTTTGAATTAAACACTGCAACTTCATTTAACTTACTTCTGAAAATATTTAAAGCTTTTCTATACTCTTCGTTTCTTTCTCTTAGTGTAGTAAGTTCTTTCTCAACGTTTTCAACTTTTAAGTGACGTGGTGCAGCTTTTGGTTTATCTAAACCATTTCTACCCCATCTTTTTCCATTACCTAATGTTCTTGATGCTTCTGAAGTTTCACCGTCTTGTTTAACAGTTTTTTTCATATCCATCTTTTTACCTTCTTTGTATTCGAATTTAGCTTTACCCATTCCAACACCTTTTGGTTTTACAGTCATAGAACCTTCTTTGGTTTCCATTTTCTTACCTTCTTTGTATTCGAATTTAGGTTTACCCATTCCCATACCTTTTGGTTTGAATCCTTCTTTTGTTTCTGATTTTTCAACATCAGCGTTTTCGTTCCAGCCCTCAGTGAATTCGAACTCTTCTTCTTCAGATTCTTCAAGGTCAAAGTTTCCTAAGTCTTCTAGGTCGTCAAGATTGATTTCATAATCGTCATCATCTTCATCATCCATAGAAATTTCTTCGAAATCTTCCATCTCGTCATCCATTTCAATTTCAAACATAATCTCAGAATCATCATCAGATTCTTCAATTTCTAAATCAATATCATCAACCTCTTCTTCTTCTTCACCTAAAGAAATTTTATATTCAACGTCTTCGTTAGTGTCTTCTAAGTCAATCATATCACCGTCTTTTTTAACGATAATACCATCTTCTTCACCCATTGCTTTGAATACTTTTAAAATTTCCTCGTCAGAAGCCATTGTTAAATCAATTGGTTCTTCGTCATCCATATCCATAGATGTGAAATCGAACTCGTCATCAGAAGACATATCGTCCATATCGTCAGTATCTTCGATACCTTCAATATCTTCTAAATCATCTTCCATTTCGTCGTCCATTTCGTTATCATCTGAATCCTCGTCTCCCATATCTTCAATGTCGGTATCTAATTGTTCGTCAACCTCCATTGTAGTGTTGTCAAGGTCAGAATCGTCTTCAGTCTTTAAAGACTCTTTTACTAATTCGCTGATTTCTTGCTTCATAGTTGAAGCTAGTATTCCTTTTGCATTTTCAGCAACTACATTTTCCAAACTTTTCATTTGGATTAGTGCCTCTTCTACAAGATTTTGTTTTTCTGCCATTTTTGATTTTATTTGTATATAAATATTTCCAAATATCAAAAAAGATTAACTTAACGATATTGTTAAATTAAATTTTTTAAATTATTGGGTTTATTTTTTTATTTTTTTATAAAGTAACGTCAGATTTAAGTGTACAATACAACAAATATAAATATCTCCATAAACGAAAAAAGGAGGACTATTGTCCTCCTTTTAAATAATTTATTAATTGATTAGTCTTCAATAACCTCATCAATTTTACTTTCAGATACTGAAGTAATTCTCCAATCTTGGCTAAATGATTCGTATCTCTTGGTAACTTTTGCCTCAACATCTGTTACTGAAAAACCTTTAACCAATTTCTCTTCTCTGATTTTTTTGATTTTCCCTGTATTCTCATCAGGTAAATCGTACTGAATTTTTGCTACAAAATATTTTTCGTCCATAATAATTATTTTCCTAAATAATCGGATAATTTTTTCATTAAGTCAAGTGATTTGTTTCCTGAATTAACATTCATCCCTGTTGCTCTTGCCATTTGCATCTTTTTTTCCTCATCTAAATTCTCTTCATAGTTTGTTCTATCTTCAGGATTTAGAAATAAATAAGCTCCTGGTGTTGATGGGGATGAAACTAAATCAAAACAAATTAATTCAAAATCATCCTGTACTTCGTTTTGTTCACCTTTTTTTGCTAAGGAACCAACTCCTCTTGATGATATACCAAGAGTAACTCCTTGTCTTAGGTAATTTGCTGCCATATCCCCTTTACAAGATATAACACCTCTTTCGTGAAATCCTGGCGATGTTAATAATTTAATTTTACCCATTAAGATATTACCTTCCCACCAAATATCGGTAATTGAGTGGGATACTCTATCTAAGTCAATTAGTGATGATTCAGGGTGGTTTAGTTCTGATAATGCAGTACCTTTAGCAATCGCTTTCTTATAGTTGTCCGCTTCTCTTTTTAATATTCTTTCAGGATAGACTCTACCATTTCTATTCGGAGTGTTGTATTTTTGTAAAACCGCATAGAATTCAAACGGTTTTGAATAATCTAAAAAGTTTTTAGATTCTTTAATTATTTCCGAATTGTATTTGTCGTTTGGTGACACATATCCCGCATCCCATTCAATCAGTATTCCTTTACCTGTTTCGTTTGGTCCTAATATTTTCATTTTTTCTTTTCTAAATAAATATACCGTAATATGGATATAATATTTAAACCTTGTAAGTTTGTTTTTTAGTTAGTGTGAAATTAAACTCTTCATTTTTAATAAAATTACTTTTAATGATTTCATCAGATATTGATTTAATACTGTTTTTTAGTTCTAATGATTTGAAATCGTTATCGAGTTCTTTTAGGTATAGATAACATTCTAAATTTAAAAACGATTTTTTATTTAGTTGGATTCCGCTTGACCTCAGGTCCAAATCAACAATAAATTTGTCTTCAAAAATATTCGTATTTATTGACTCAAGGACCGAATGTTTTATTGACCTTGATAGGTTATTGACAACCCTGTTAGGAGATTCAATTTCAATTTTAGGCTCTGCCCAAGTTTGAATGTTTATGTAAATTGATTTTAAGTTTTTTGAATCTACTGTACCATAATTAACTTTGTAATTTCGGTACCCCGAAAGTTTTGCACTTTTCCCTTTTTTCATTTTTTCTCATATTGTATACTGTTTATGTTTAGTAAAAAAATACACAATATTTTGTGATTAGTCAAAATATTTTTATATTTGCAGATATTTGTAATTATGTTAATAGTAAAGATAGACCAAAAGACTCCAATTGAGAAAGCTCTTAAAACTTTAAAGAGTAAAGTTATTAAGACCAAACAAAATGAGATTTTAAGGGAGAGAAAAGAGTTTGTTAAAAAATCAGTTCAAAAAAGGACTATTAAGAAAAATGCTATTTTTAAACAAAAAATTAAAGACTCTCATTAAGATTCTTCAACTTTAATAATGACACTGAATCAATAGTGTCATTTTTTATTTTTAAAATAGTCTCATCAATTTTAACTTTAGTTTCACTATCTGAATTTTTAGATAATTTTTCTAATTTTTCAATGACTAATTCACTTAACACTTCGTATCTATTAGACACTTCTCCTTCAGATAATGTAGAATATTTTTTAATCTGTTCTAAGTCAGATTCATTTAGACTTTCTAAATAATTTTTAATTGTTGAATTAGCAACCTCAACCATTTTTTCTAAAGGAATATTGATACTTTCAGATTGTATTTCTTTTTTAGAAATAAGAGTATTAATAATACTTTGTCTACTTGTAACAATGTTCTCAATTACAAAAGTATTTTTATTCATTACACT